TTCTGAGCAATTCCCTAGTATTCCAAGACGACTGTATAAGATTCGTGGAGTAAAGGTAAAAATTCCACATAATGCAACTGTTGATTCGACTAATGGAAGATTAGTCTACGCTGGCACTTTCAATGGAACACTTACTACAGCTACTCACTGGACTACAGATCCCGCTTGGATTTTATTCGACCTCATAACAAACACTAGGTATGGGCTAGGAGAATATATTACTGAATCTCAATTAGATAAATTTTCTTTTTATAGTGCTTCTGTATATTCTTCTGAATTAGTTGATGATGGCGATGGTGGTCAAGAGCCTAGATTTAGCTGCAATGCAGTTTTAAATAAAAGAGCGGACGCATATAAAACAGTAATGGCTCTCAGTTCTGTTATGAGAGGCATGACATCTTGGAGTGCAGGCTCTTTATCACTAACTCAAGATAGACCTACAGATGCAAGTTATTTATTTAATCTTTCAAATGTTACTTCTGAAGGATTTATTTACTCTGGTACAAGTTTAAAAACAAGATCAACTGTTGTATCGGTATCTTATTTTGATATGGATAATCAGGAACCAAATTTTGAGACTGTAGAAGATACTGCAGCAAAAAATAAATATGGAATTATTCATAAAAAAATCACAGGATTTGGGACAACAAGTCGAAATCAAGCTAGAAGATTAGGAAGATTTATTTTATTTGAGGAGCAAAATTCTACTGAAACGATTAGTTTTAGTACTGGTCTGGCAGAAGGTGTTGTGGTCAGGCCAAATCAAGTTATTGAGGTAAGTGATCCTGTTAGAGCAGGGATAAGACGAGGTGGTCGGATTAGCTCTGCAACAACCACAACTATCACAGTTGACAACACAGCAGAAACTGATTTAGACAGCACAAACAGTCCAACTCTAAGTGTTGTTATGCCTGACGGTAGCGTGGAAAAAAGAAATGTAAGTAGTATAACTGGGGCTGTAATTACTGTATCTATTCCCTTTTCGACCACACCAAATTCAAACAGTGTATGGATTCTTGAAAATACAACCTTACAAACTTCTCAATGGAGAGTTATAAGCATAAGTGAAGATAAAGATAAATATTCTATTGTTGGAACATCTTACAATTCTGGAAAATACGCATTTATTGAAGATGGCTCTCCTTTACCTGTAAGGAATATAACAATTTTAAATGATCCAGTTGCCGCC